TTTGCCCTTCTTTCTTCTGGAGATAATCCTTTAAATTCTTTAGAAGACTGTGAAATAGAAGTAAGATGATGATGCTCTTTCCCTCTTCCTTTGATTAGAGTTGCTTTCCTATCTCCCTCCCCCTTTTGTTTCGTATCTAAATCAGAATCAACATCAGCAAGTCTAGATGCTCTATTTTTTCCTTGTTGTCTTCTAGAATCTGCTTTTTTAATTCCATATCTCTGAACTCCATCTTTATCTCTACCACCAACTCCAATTATAAATTCACTAGGATTATCTTTAGCATCAAGGCTTGCTTTCACCTTGTCCCATCTTCTTTTTTCTTCATCGCTACCTTTCTCTGGTCTATTAACTTCCAAAATAAACACCCCAAAAGTTTTTCCATCAAAGGAATTGTTTAATTTTGCCATTTGTACTCCAGTTTTAGTATCTCTTTCACCCATACCTAATTTTTTATAAATCCTACCTCTTTGTTCGGCACCCTCTTCATCACTTCTTTTCTTTTTTTTACCAGAAGAAGAAATTGCCGTTGGGGTGTTTGTTGCAATTCCTTTTTTCTCTTTCATTTTAGAAGCAACATCTTTAAGAGCACCAACAAATTGTCTTGCTCTTTGCCCCGGTTCCTTTACTTTTGATTTTGGAGAACCTACGGTAATATCGTGAATTTCCGTATTTTTTTTAGCACCAGTTTTATGTAATTGCTTTCTTAAAGATTTAACGTTAGTCTTTTCACCTTCCTTATATTTTTGTTTTGAAGTATTAGCTGCATATTCTGCAGGTGACTTATGACTTCTTACCCAAACAGGAACATCCTTTCCACTCTTTTCAACTTTAGGTTTTTGAATAGGACCTTTTCTTCTAAATCCGGCAACGGCAACATCCTTTCTCGCTTTACCTTCACTTCCGGGAATTGGCATAGTTCCTGATTTTTTAGATGTTGATATTTTTCGTAATTCTCGTGCTTCCTCTAAAAACTCTTTAAAAGTCTTCATCATTACTTATAGTTTATTTTTATTTAGTTATATCCTGCGGTGAACTTGTGCCAGTCTATAGCATTCTTGATGGAGTAATTTCTGTTCGTAATCATCTTAATCACTTCCTCTAAAAACTTAAGTATCACATCATAATACCTTATCTTTAGATCAATTTTATTTAATCTCTCATCGGCGTCCATATGCCTCTGTAGTGCCTCTTTATCTCTTACCTTATACGGGAATGGTTCTTCCGCATATACCTCCGCTGTTGCCTTTCCTGTGTAGTAGTTGTAGCGGTCTAACTTAACTTTATTATAAGTCTCTCTTGCTTTTTCACGAAGAAGAATTGTGGTGTTGTATATCGTATAATACTTGGAATGAAGTTGAGGTATTTTTAGTGATTCATCATGTAAATTATCTGGGTCTATGACAGAATCTCTCTGCCACATTTCTTGTACTTCATCAAGATTCATCATAATGGTTTGTTGTTTTTGTCTAAAATATTATAGATAGTATACTTGAAAATTACGTCCGCTGTAAAGTATTGGATATCAGTTTGAGTCGCATCAAACTCTAAAGAACTTAAAGAAATTGGATACAAATCCTTAAATTTAACTACGGCAGTTGTATTATAATTGTTGTTTAGAATAAAAAGACTTCCATCACTAAACGCACTCTTTGGATCTTGAGATTCCGTAATATCATTACTGATTGTAATTAGATCTTTATATTGTTGTGCCGTTTCTGGAAAACCAAGTCCATATAACCACTTATGAACTGACATATAATTTTCCATATTCTCATCAACCATAAATCTCAAACTTAAATCACCAAAAGTAATCTTATCTCCGGGAACATCAATATCCTTGAGATATGTAGGTTGGAGATTTGTTGATAGTGTTATTTCTGGTATTCTTGCCGTATTACAGAAAAAAACAATTTTTGGATCTTTTGCTAATGTAAACTTAAATCCAACCGGAGACAGAAAGTTTCTATTATCAATTTGACCAGGAAAAGAGCAAGCCATTTTTTATTTGTATTTATTTGTAATAGTGCTATAATATATACTATACAATATTGTGCTGATAAGTTTAATGAATCTTGTAGGGCACCTAAAGAAAAACTGGGATAAATCTAGTTTTATGAAGATTTCATTAAATCAATCTATTAGAAAAGAAATAGAAGAAAATACACAATTTCTTGATAAATATTATTCTTCGGTTTCTCTTCGCACTAGGGCATATGTTCTTGTAAATGAAATCACAGAGAACACAATTCCTAAATGTAAGTGTAATTGTGGAAAAGTTTGTGCGATTGATAAAACTTATGCTGAAAGGGGATTTAGATCCTATGCAAATCCATCTTGCTCCAGAAGAAGTAAGACAATTCAGTTGGAGTCGAAGCAAAAACTGGAGGACTATGAATGGATTTACAATCAAAGAATAACTCAAAAAAAATCAATCGAACAAATTGCCAAAGATCTTAATATCTCAACTATACCTGTTGCCAAGTATCTTAAGAATCATAATTTACACGATTTGATGGATTCAAGAAGAAGAAATAGTTATAGTGTAAGTATTTTAAGTGATAAAAATAAACTAGAAGAGATTTATAATAGTGGAATAACGTGCGAACAAATTGCGGATAAATTGGGAATCACCAAATCTACAGTATCAAGATGGTTGAATGTTTATGATATTGAAACGAGAGAACCAAACTCCTATGAAAGAAAGATTAAAAAGATAAGTAAAGAAGAAAACACTTTGTATGAATATATTAAATCAATTTATGATGGTAATATTATTCAATCTAATCGTTCCATTCTTGGTGGAAAGGAACTAGATATTTACTTACCTGATTATAAAATAGCGATTGAGTATAATGGTCTTTATTCTCATCAACATCGTCCAAGTGAAACTAAAGAATGTTTAATCAAAGGAAAATCGTATCATTTACAAAAGACTTTAGGTTGTGAAAAGCAAGGAATCCATCTTCTTCAGTTTTATAGTGATGAATGGTTACTTAAAGAAGATATTGTAAAATCTGTTATAGCGAGTAAATTGAATCTAAATCAAAAAATATTTGCGAGAAAATGTGAAAAAATAATCATAGAAACTCATCAAAAGAATAATTTTCTAAATGATAATCATATGCAGGGGGAAGATAAAAGTAAGATTAAACTTGGATTATTATATGAAGATGATTTAGTTTGTGTAATGACTTTTTGTAAATCAAGATTTAATAAAAATTATGAATGGGAACTTTCTAGATTTTCTAATAAAATGGGAATAAATGTGATTGGTGGATTTAGTAAACTGCTTAAATGGTTTAGAAAAGATTATGACGGCAATATCGTATCATATGCCGATAGAAGATATTCTAATGGGAATGTGTATTATAAAAATGGATTTGAGAATATTAGAGTTAATAGTCCTTCCTATTATTATATTGATAAGAATTGTAATAAAAGATATAATCGTATGATGTTCCAGAAAAAACTTATTGGTGCTTATGACTGTACCGAATATGAAAAGGCAAGAGAAATGGGATATAATAAAATTTATGATTGTGGAACTATTTGTTTTGGATTATCATAAAAAAGGGGGACCCGAAGGTCCCCTTAAGTTCTATGTGAGATAACTCACATAAGATTTGCGACTTTGACTCTTCTGTAGTATACGTTAGAGTTGGTGGTTAGAGCACCCAGTCCTCCAGTAGTACCTTCAGCGAATGGATTGGCGACCATGCCGTAGCGGGTCTTAAATCCAATCTTGGGTTGGAAGGTGTCCTGACCAACGGCACGAACCATTTGGAGAGGAACATAAGGACAATAGAAGAGACCAGCATCATAAGCACTGGAACCCTTGTAACCAACAACGTAGAACTGATTAGGTGATACGTTAGCAGAATAAGGATCGATATATACACGATACTTACCTTGGAGAACACCAGCAAAGGTATTGCCAGTATCATCTACGTTTAGGTTAGCATTAAGAGCGGGGGTGTAATCAAGTACACCAGCCATTGCGAGCGCAGAAGCAACGTCAGCGGAGCAAAGGATCATATTGCCCTTTCCTCTACGAGTTTGCTGGGCGATAGCGTTAGCATCTCTTTCAATCTGGAAAATAAGACCCTTGAACTTCTCAACGGACCAACGACCATTTGAGTCAACATCAAGGTCAAAAGTACCAGAAGTGGCAACGTTTGCCTGAGCACCTGGCTTGGCAATCTTATAAACGGTACGAATGACTTCTCGGTTAATTTCGGCAAGAATCTCTGTGGAGAGAAGATTTGCGAGTTCCGCTTCAGCATTCAATCCGTGAATTGCCTTCAGGTCTTGGGCGAGCTCAAGACTGTATTCTGCTTTTAGAGCGCGGCTCTTAGCAGTTACAGTAACTTTCTCAATCGAGAAAGCCATTTCATTGAACATATTGCCAGCAGCGTCTCCGAGTGCTTCTGCACTATCGGTACGCATACCTTGACCAACGTTATACTGATCTGCACCAAGAGCATTATTTGCTTGGGTGTTGGGATCAAGAATAGAAGGATTATTGCCACCCTGAGTGGTAGTACCCATACCAACGCTAGCGCCAGTAAATCCAGTTGTTACGTTAAATCCGTCGTCTTGACCAGAGAATGCTGAGTTTGCTTCGTTATAGAAGGCTTCAGTTCCAGTCTGACTGGTATAACGTGAGCGCATCGCAAAGATGAGTCCAGTAGGTCCGTTCATTGGTTGAACGCCACACAGATCATAAGCAATCAGATTAGGCATCGAGCGTCTGATTAAAGAAATCAGAACGGGGTCGAAACCTGCAACTTGTGAACTGCCGCCGCCAGGAGCTGTGGCAGGTGAAAAACCTGCGTTGGTTGGGGGGGTTTCATAAAGAAACTCTTGTGACTCACGGAGTTCTTTTTCTTGATTTTCTAGCAGGATAGCAGTTACCGATCTACGATGTGAATCTTTGATTTCATCGAGTCCTTGATAGTCAAGGATTGGTGCCCACTTCTCCTGCAATTGTTCTGCGTTGAACATTTGCATTTGTTTTACCTCTGTAAAAAGTTAGTTTGAAAATTTATAATTTATAATTCACTTTTTGGCGACTCTGCCTAGAGTCTGAAGATATGATTCCATTCTTCCGCTAACCATAGGTTGTTGGTTTTGAATGTCTGTGCTTTCAGATAAAGTCTCAGAGTCATCTATTTGAGCACTAGAAGATCTTGAAGGAAAATATGATTCTCTCAAGGTTACTAGTTTCTCACGATAGTTTTGTTCACCATCAAACTCAACATTTTCAGCAAGAGAAGCGAGTTTGTCTTTCTGAGAAAGTGCAAGACCCTCAGAAATATCTGCAAAGATTACATCAGCAACTGATTCCGCCAATCTTCTATTTAGAGCAACGTTCTTTTGAATTTGCTCGTTGAGTTTTTCTTCCATTTCATCAAGGTTATCTACCATACTCTCAATAACATCATATCTATCTTCAGGGATTGTTACATAATGATCTTCAAAAAGTTGTTTCATTCCAGAAAGGAATGATTCGGTCATTTCAGTCTTAAGACCGTGTTCGACTGCGAGAGCATTTTCTTGTACCCACTCATCGGATACATACTCAAGATAAGCATCGACACGCTCAACCAAATCACTCTTAATTGTTTCGATTTCTTCAATAAGAGTTTCTTCATAAGATGACTGAAGTTCTTCTTTGATTTCAGCAACCTTCGAACGGATCGCTGCCTCAAAGATGGTTCTTGCTTTTTCTTGGAACTCTTCAGAGAGATCCTCACCAGCAAGAAGAGCATTTACATCTTCTTCGATATCATACTCTTCCTTCATCTCATCTTCTTCCTTATCCTCATCCTTTTCCTTTTCTTCGGGAGGATGCTTTTTACCTGTTTTCTTTTTAGGTGGAGTTTCTTCTTCTTCCTCGTCTTTCATCTCTTCTTCTTCGTAAATTAGATTCTCATCATCCTCTTCGATTTCCTCCTTAACTCCTTGACCCGGAGTTTTTACTGGAGTTGCCGAAGTTCCTGATGCTTCTGCCTTTGCCGCTTTTGCGTTCACTACATCTCTTACTTGGGCAAGAGTAGCAGAAGGATCTTTGAGTTTTGCGGAATCGTCATCGGGACGATAATTTTCTGGAGTAGGACCACCTAGATCTTCCCAATTTCCGGTTTGTCCAGGTGCAATACCAGTGGACAACTTATGCATTGGTTCTGCAGGTGATGCTCCTTTGGTTACTACGTTTTCCATTTCTTGTAAATTTCTACCAACGGACATTTTTGATTAGTTGTGTTATAATCTATATTTATTTATAATTTAAAGATTTGCGAGAAAATCTTGGAACAACTGTACTTTATGTTCTTGAAGGGTTTTTTCATCAACTAAAGTATTAATTCTACGTTTTGTTGATTCAACAAATTTTTCTCGTAGAATACCTCCCTCCCAGCACCATTCCTTGCCCTCAAATATTCCCTGTACGAAAGCATCGGGGGCAGAAGGATCAGCTACAATATCGGCGGCAGTCGCAAGCATAAAATCTTCACCGACGATCTTATGACCCTCATTAGTCATCTTGAGTGACCCAACACCACGAGAAGAAACACCAAGACAAACACCTTCTTTGATGAGAGACTCGGCAATTTTCCCCATAGGAGTTCCAAGAAGTTGTGCCTTACCAATAAAATTACATCCTTTTTGTTCCAGGGAAATAATCTTGTGAGAAACACGGTCAAGATTTACCGTAGGTCCATCTGGATGACCGAGTTCTCCAAGAGCACGACCCTTACCTATGAATGCTTCATTATATCTCTTTACTTCACGAGCAAGAGTCTGCATAGGGTACATTCTACCATTACGGTTACAAATGTCTCCCTGAAGGAAAACACCCTGAATAAAGGTTCTTGATACTTCATCTACCTTTTCGGTAATAAACTCTACCTGTGAGACTTCTTCTGTGATGAGTTTCATTTTACTCTGTGACTAACTGAACGATTTCTGTAATACTTACATCCTGTGATCCGGATGCAGCAAGAACACTTACTTTTACACTTCTAGCAAGAATTGCATTAGTTGTAGTAATTACTCCAACAATGGATGAACTATTGTGTGCGATTACCACCGAATCATCATATACAGCGGTGACTTCTTTGTGTTCCGTATTAATTCCTGATGGTTGTGCATTTTGAATGGTAACATAATCACCAACCAAAAATGGATTTCCCGCATTATTATCGAAAGAAACAATCGTCGATGTTCCTGTTGTAATTCCTGAAGGTACTGCCCTAATCTTCTGTCTGGCAATTCTTTCCTTTAGTACCACATTTCCATATGTACCGAGATGAAAAGAATTTACGGTGGCAGCAGGAGTTCCTATTCCGGTTTCAACATAGACTGATGTTAGTCCAGTAGAAACTCTCAAATATCCACTTTTAAGAGCGATGGGATTGCTGGTAACAGCACTGCCCACAGTAGCAGTAATTCTATTTACATTTTGTACTACTTTAATTGCCATTACTCCTGTTCCTCTGAATGATCTTCATCTCCAAATAATGATGACGCAACTTCTGGTCGAATATAATCAATTTTTTCAGCTGCTTTTGCGAATAGGATATCTTTAATTTTATCTGATATTTCAGATGCAGATTGTTGAGTTGCAATCAAATCGACAAGTTCTTCCATAAAAATAATTTACAAATATATATTTATTTATATCTTGCCGCCTTTAGGTTCTTTTGGAGGTACTTCTTCTGGGGGCACTTCTTCTGGAGGAACTT